TCCAACATCCCCATTTGTCCTATCAATAAATATATCTGGATCACTTGATGTTCTACCTATTCTAAAGTCTGTACCATCCCCAATAATATCACTATCAGCACAGCCAACAGTCCACCTCTCACTACCCGCTGTTCTAAATAATATATCTCCACCTCTGTTAGCTGCGCCTTTGTCTAATATTAAATTCGCTGCAGTTGCTGAATCTATTTTAATATTTCCATCAACAACTTCTAGTTTCTCATCTGGATCAGTAACTCCAATACCAACATTCCCATCATTTGTTATTCTAACTTTCTCAGTTGGTGCAACACTGGATGTAGCACTAGAGTTAGTATAGATTGCAAGTCCTTGTTGGTCTCTGTCTGCGCCTTCCCATACTGTGCTAAGTCTCACTCTGTCTTCATCACCTGCGGTTCTTGGGAAATGAATCGTACCAGTAACATCACCTTGAACACTACCTAGATTGGAGAGTTGTGTTATTTCACCAACAACTTCTAAACGAGAACTTGGGGTTGTTGTACCTATGCCTGAGTTCCCTGTACTTGTGAATAAATAGTCTGCGTTGTTTGTATTTCCCGCCTTGAATGTGAGGTCTTGTGATACACCAATGGAAGAAATATTTACGTCTGCATTTGTTGCTGTTAATGTTACCCCTCTTCCCGCATTGGTTATTCTCCCAACTACTGTGGCACTTCCAGCCGCCACAACATCCAAGTCATTAGCTGGTGTCGCTGTGCCTATCCCAAGTCGGTTGTTAGTATCATCCCAGAATAGATTAGAGTTGTCCTCAGTTATATTTGAACCATCAGAAAATAGAACAGAACCAGCAGTTAAACCATGTACTTTTAGCTCTTTTGTATCAATAGCCTGTGTTCTTATATGTGGATCGATGTTTTCCCTTGGATTATCGTATCCAGCATTACCTATTACAGTCTTACCCCTCCTAGATATACCCCCTAATTGCTTCACAGCGTCCCGTAGAGAAGACATTTTACTAAGTGCTAGTAACTAGCTCCCAGTTAGAAGCGCCCCTTACATAGAGCTTAGCTCCAGAAATGATTAAAGCGCCAGAAGCTACGTTAGTGCCTGTTGCTCCAGGTGTTTGGTTGGGGATTATTATGTCGCTTGGTGCGATACTATCAACTATTGGTGCCATTTTATTGTGTTTGTATCAACCCCACGTGATATTTAAGATTACCCGCATCAGGGATCATAAAGACATTTGCCCCACTTGCTGGATTAGTATGTTTTATTAGATGAGCTTGTATACCTGCTGTTTCGCTTATTAAGTATGCGCCAGAAATCCTTACATCTGCTACTGCCATTTACTTCACCTTCTTAACTTCTTTCACTTCTTTAACTTCTTTTTTCCCATCAATCTCATCTTTCCATCTTTCATAGTGTGCCTTGTATCCACTATGCCTTTCTTTATTCTCTGGGCTTAGTGTTAGCCAATGCTTTCCTAGTTTGATTTGTGTTTCTTTTGTCATTTTACTTTTGGGTATTGTCTAGTAGTGTGATTGCCTTAGGGTTTGTTAGCTGTGTTACTCCGAATTCTCCTGCTCTAATCTTCCAACTAATCATAGGATCATCAATAGTTTCTACTCTTAGAGCCATAAGAGACTGCCATGTTGCTGCTTCTTTATCTATGATTACCATAGCATAATCTGCTGTAACAGAGTTACTTACCTTTACCTTCAGACCTAGTAATCTACCAACATTACCATTCCTTGTAACATCGCTAGTATAGAATTGTCCAGCGTTTCTAATGTTTGGATTTCCTAATACATTTGCAAAGTCAGTCGGTGAGAGTAACAAACTTGCCCTTCCATTTTCAGGATCATAATTATTAACTGCTATCTTTCTCTTAGCATCTAAGATATTCTGGATTGGGTCTCTGTTAGCAATACTGTCTGAGTTCCATTCTTTACCAACTGCAATACTCTCTGAGTTAATGTTAGTTGCTGATTGTGATTCACTAATTACTGCCCAGATCTCATCATCTACTGCCTTAGCTACTGCTCTACCTATTCTTAATAGTGTTCTAGCCATAACATCGACGTTATTAGTCATCCTATCCTCAAAGCTAATAACTCCTTCCATACCATACTTCTCCATGGTTGTCATCTTCTCTCTAAATGTTACTTCACCAGTAGGGAAGTCTGCTAATCTTGGGATTCCCTTAACTGCTGCTCCTGTACCACCTGTAAGATCACTAGCATCTTCTTCGTAATATGATTGTGTCCATCCAGAAGTTTTGTTTACCATTAATAGTTCTTTGAAAACATATGATTGTAGTGCGAACCCTGTAACTGTTGGATTGATATCCTCTTTCCTTAGTTGTGTTCCACCGGTTGTTAATGTACTTACCATTTTATCCTGTATGTAACCTCACTCTAACAACTTCTGCTGCCGATCCAGTTTCTTCAAATTCACCAATTACTGCTCCTGTCAATAGTTCTGCTGCAACAGCTTCTCTAACTAAGTTAGCTCCACTAATCACACATTTGTTTCCAGCCGTACATGTTGTTTTTAATGCTAGTGTTAAATCAAATACTCCTGTTGTATAGAAACCTAAGTTTGTACTTGAATCATTACCGTCTTTATCTGTTGAAGCAATACCTGCAAATGCTGTACCTGTGCTTGTAACCAAGCTTTTAGAAGCTGTGTTTGGATCAGCCAATACACATAAGCTTCCACCAGAAATAGTTGTTCCAGCAGCCACAGTTCTTCGTACTACTGTACCGTCATTTCTTCCTAGTTCAATAGTTGCTGCTTCATTTGCCATAGGAAACATAGACCCCCTACCTATTTAAGTCTTATGGCGTATCTATTTCTTCCTTTTTGCCCGACCCCCAGAGGAACGACGGGGAAGGAGGGCTTGTCTTACCTCTTGGGCAAACATATCATGTTGGTTCATTACCTCATTCTCTGCTCTAACGAAATCAGTATTAAACCAGTACCAACCAAGACAATAACAGAAGCCAGCGTAAGCAAAGGCGATAGTAAAGGTAAGCCCCATATTGCCAGAAGTAAGACCGAAATAACCAATAAGGTACTTAACGTAATTAGTAAGCCCGAGACCCGAATCAAAGTAACTCTTATGAAGGCAGAATTTATATTTAGCATTAGATACGTTCCTCGCCATCGATCTTATAGTCCTCCTTCATACCTATACCTATCTTCTCTATATTATCTCTATACAGAGGTAGCCAGTTTTTTGTGTCATATACTGTTGGTATCTTCTTTACTCCCAGCCCCATTCTCATTAGATTAACGTATTTCTGATGTTTCTTGTGTTGTGTTAGTCCACCCTTCCCATCTTCAAATAATGTAGCTAACATAATATCTCTGTGTTCCTGTGGAAATACTACCTCCCATAATTGGATAGGTCTTACTGCTACCTGTACCCATTGTTGTTTACCTTTCAGTTTATAGGGAAGATACTTACTAGATAGTTCGGTTATGAATCTATCAACATCTTGCTTTATTCCCCTAGTCATCATATATATGTGCATTAGCAAATACTCCTACCTTCTGATAAGACTTGTTTTATTAATACAGGATCAACATCTATTTCAACAAATTCTAAAGCCACATCTATCAGATAATCAATTATCATAATTCCCCCTACCATCCATCCAACTAAGAAACCTAGTAGAAATATACCTAAGAGATACCATTTATTTGAAGGGGTCAAGTCCAGACTCCTTTAGAGCTTCAGATATTCTATGCTTCTGTTTCTCTTCATCTGTTAGAACAACGCCACCTGCATCAGTTTGCCCACCTAACCTCTCCTTTGCATATTGTTCTGCTTGTCTGTTTAGTAGTTCTTCTTGTTTTGCATTGGCTTTTTCAAGTCTGTCTGCTGCTTCATTTGCCTTAGCAACAATAGATGTATCTTCTACTTCTTCTTTTGGTGTCTCTTCTTCTGTCATAGCTTAGAGAACACGCACTACTATATAAACTTTACTGTCTCAATTCCAAAAGTAGCTACCAATAGAATCCATAATAGCTTATTCATCCCTTTTATCTTAGTCTCCACCACACTAAGCCTTTCTCTAATTGACATTTGCAGCCCTCGCACTTGCTTGAATATCTAATATTCGTATAAGTCTATCGTTCTCTGGTCCTGTTATTGTCCCTTGTGATTTTCTTCTTTGTAAGTTTGATAGTTCTATACTCGCACTTTTTGCTTCATCTCCTCTCTGTTTGATATCCTCTCTATCCAAAGCCCCTTGTTCAAATTTATCTGGTGCATCTGATTCGATAGCTGTCCTTTTCTTTGCTAATCTCTTTTCATCTATGGATAGTTTTATGGCTGCTGCTTCAAAGAAGTTTAATACTTGTTTGGCTACATTTGCATAAGGTATCCATCCTATTATCTGTTGTGTTGTTCCAGGGTTTAACAATTCTTTCTGTTCTGCAATAGCTAAGTCTGCTCCATCAAAGTCATCATTATCTATTGCCTGTGATAGTCCAAATCCTAATGTCTGTAAAGCTTCCTCTTTAATGAATCCAGCAAAAGGATAACTACCTATTGCACTTATTGCTAAACTTGCTGCACCCAAGCTCATACCAGCCTTTGTATGTAAACTGGTTGTTAGTCTCTTACTCTTGGTATTCTCTGCAAATCTACTGGCTGTTGGTGCTCTTCCCCCTAGTTTCTTGAATAGTTTATCTACAACTGTCTTTCCACCTCTTCCAATAAATCCTCTCTGTGTGGTCATTGTATTACCAAACTTTCCTATCTCTGAAGCTGTCCTAGTAATCACTCCTCTTGTTGCTGGTTTAGTAGCCAAGCTTATAGCTCCTGGTATAGCTCTCCTAGTTCCTAGTTTGAATACACTACCTGCCCCTAGTGTAGCTACATCTGCTATATCTTCTGGAGTTACTGGCGAAGCAAATCCTGGTTGATCTGGTCTAGGCTCTTCTCCTTTTGATACTACATCTTGTGGTTTAGCTTCTGGTTTTGGAGCAACAGGTTTAGGCTGTGTTGTTTTTATTTCCACTTTCTCCTTTGGCTTTTTAATCTTACTTAGGAGTTTCTTAGCCCCTCTCTTTATCCTTTCAAATACCATCTTCACCACTCCCTGCTTCTGTATCATTTGGCTGTGCTCCACCATTCTCTTCATCCTTCTTTTCATCTGATAACAATTCATTCTCCAGACTTGCTGGGAATACCAGATCAATCTCTAAGTCTAGTTGTCCTAATACTTGCTCCTCTATGTACAACTGATCTTCTTCTATTGTCTGTTGAAATGCTAAGTATGCCATTTTGGCACTTGCTTCTGTTATCTCTGTGCTACCACCTAAAACTATCTGTGGCACTCCACTTACCTGTGTAAACTCATTATCTAGGTATTGAATCCATGGTATTGGGTTTAATGTGGCACTACCTGCAACTGTCAATACTTCATGGGTTACTGTTCCCTCTGGTATGTATAAGTTCTCTGCATACTCTGTTGCCAAATCCATCTCTTTCTTAAAATCATTTCTCTTAGTCTTATCATTAGTCTTTAGATTGAATATTCTCATAGGCTTTACGTGTCTGTGCATCAACTTCTTCATGTCTGCAAAAGCTTCCCCCTTTGCCAATATAATAGGTACTAAGGCATCAATCATTGAAACACCATGTATTTCATCTGCTACCCTATTTCTACTCAAATGGAACATTCTTTCTGTTGTTATCTTCTGGGGTGGTGTTCCACTAGCCTTACCCATCTGTTCATATTCTAGTATGATTCCTTTCCTACTTGTTACTATTGTGATGTTCCCGGGGTCTAGAGGTTTTAAGTTAATGATATTTCCTTCTTCATCCCTTATAATCTCTGCATAGCTATCCCCTGATATGTGCATTGTTCTGATCATATTCTCCATTACTACATTAAAGCTTTCATTTCCTATACCCTTAATTGAATCTATAACCATTTCTGTTATCTCATCTGCTTGTATTCCTTTACCAATAGTCCATCTAGTCTTAGCATCTGTAACAGCCCTTAGTTTAGCTATTGTCTTGTAATAACCAAACTGTTGTTCCCAATCCGTATTACTCCATCTAGTCTTTTCTTCACCCTGTGAAGCATCTGTGCTGATAGGATCTACAGAGAAATCTGTTTGTACGTTTGTCAAATCACTTCTTATTGTGTTTTCGATTCTGTTTTCTGCCATATTCTTCTATGTCCTATATCTAGTTAAGGTTTTGCATTAAGCTTCTTTAACTCTGCTGTTGTCAGTTTCTGCTCTGCAAGTATCTCTTCCAACAGTTCTATCTCCACCTTAGCTATATTCTTATTTGTGTTACCAAACTCTTCAACATATTTATCTTCAAATGTCATAAGTTTGCCACCACAGTAAATAGTTTAAATACTGCTGGTGTACCTCCAGAGCTTCTTACATTGTTCATCCTTATTCTAAGATACCTAGCTTTGAAGTTTGTCCCACCCAACTCATAATATACCTCTGAATCAGTACCTATTGTAGAAGCTCCCAGAGAGGTATAGGTAACATCATCT